GTTTTTTAACCACAAAGGAGAAAATTATGGGCGAGAAAAAAACAAACCCTGTAATTATTGACGAAGTAGAGTATCAGTTTGAAGATATGAAGCCAGAACAACAAGCAATGGTCAATCATTTAATTGATTTAGACCGCAAGATTGGCAACACTCAGTTTTCGCTTGACCAACTTAATGTTGGAAAACAAGCATTTCTGACAATGTTGCGTGAGTCTTTGGCTAAAAAAGACGAAGAAACGGTGGTGCAATAATGTTTTTAGTTCAATGGTTATTTGACAAAATGGGCTATATGCCAAAAATCTCTGTGGAATCTACATGGCCTTTTCCTGCTGTTGCAAAGCCATATACACCGCATGAGTTTGAACAACCTATTAAAAAACCTGCTACAAAAAAAGCGAAAACTGTTAAAATTCCTAAAGCGACTACTCGCAAATCTACTAAAAAATGAGTGAGTTATGTCCGATTTTGAGAAGTTCGATATGTTTAAGTTTGGAGGCTTGGTTAATCAAGTTGAGAACTTACAACTAAAGGTAGACAAGCTAGAAGAAGGCATGGAAGAACTCCTTGCCCTAGCAAATAAAGGTCGTGGTGGATTCTGGGCTGGCATGGCAATCGTGTCAGCCTTTTCTACATTCATCGGTTTTGTAACTCATTACTTCATGGGTAAGTAAATGTGGACTACGGACTTTCAGAAGGCGCTAAAGGAGTTGCAAACAGCCTTAACTCAAGCAGGGATGCAGCTAGAAGCCTATCTCAATCTATTGAAGGTATACAGCAAGATGGATTGGATGTTGCCAAGCAAAAAGCCCAAGAAAGACGATTAGCGCACCGCCAAGCTGAGGTAAAGAAACAGTTAGCCATACATAAAGCCCTTGCAGAATATCGCCATAGACGCTTAATAACCGAAGAAGAATATAGATTAAAAGTAGAGTTTGTAAAACAATACGGAAGCAAAGATTGGGAACAAGTTTTGAAGATAAAAACAGAACTTGAGAAGTTAGAAGAATTAGAAAAGAAACAATTTGACGAAGATTTAAACAAAGTCAGATGGGTGCAGTTTTGGTGTTTCTTGGCAGCAGCGTGGATTTCTTGGTATTTAACTTGGGGCATCAAATGAATGATGACTTTGAATGGATTATGTGGGCATGGGCAGTCGGCATGGTTTACATGGTATTAGCAGTTTGGGTTTATTGGAGATAGTATGTTTGGCATAGACGACATTATTGGCGCTGGTTTAAAGATAATTGATAAAGTTATCCCTGACCCTGCCGCCAAGGCAGAAGCACAGTTAAAACTGCAACAATTAGCCCAAGATGGTCATTTGGCTGAATTACAAGCCGATATGAACGAACAAAACAATGTATCAGACCGTTGGAAATCCGACTTGGGGTCTGACTCTTGGCTATCTAAAAATATTCGCCCTATGACGCTTATAGCGATTTTGGCAGGGTATTTTATTTTTGCCACTTCTTCCGCTTTTGACCTTAATGTAAAACAAGCCTATGTTGAATTATTAGGTCAATGGGGAATGTTAATTATGTCTGCTTATTTTGGTGGAAGAACTCTTGAAAAAATCATGGCTAAAAAAGATGGAAAATAAAGAACATATTATTCTTGTAGCTACATGGTCATTAGTTGCTGTAGTAGTAGCTATGATTGCTATGTTTATATTGGCAATTATTGACCCTAATGTTGATGACAATGTAGTGTTTCAGATTGTTGGCCCAGCATTTCAAACCATCATCGGTGGATTTATAGGATTAATTACAGGTATCAAAATAGGACAATTAGATGAGTGATTTTAAAGAGTGTTTAGACTTAGTTTTGAAGTCCGAAGGTGGATTTGTAAATCATCCTAGCGACCCAGGAGGTATGACAAACTTAGGTGTTACAAAGCGTGTTTGGGAAGAATATACTGGACATGAAGCTGACGAAAAAGAAATGCGTAGTCTTACACCAGAAAAGGTAGCACCACTCTATGAACAACGATACTGGCGACAATGCGGAGATGGATTGCCAAGAGGGCTTAATTTTCTCGTTTTCTCAATGGGAATTAACTCAGGCACAGGAAGAAGCATTAAACTTTTACAGCAGTCTTTGGGCTGCGTGGCTGACGGTTCTATTGGCCCAAAAACAAGAGAACTTATTTCCTCCAGCGATGTTGCAAAACTTATCGCAAAATTCTCAGAAACTAGGAGAGAATTTTACCGTTCATTGAACAAACCAGCTTTTGAAAAAGGTTGGCTGTCAAGAGTGGATAGGGAGGAAAAAGAGGCTTTAAATATGGTTAAAAACGGCTAACGAACTCTAGCAACTTTAGCCTTTTTTAACACAGCCTCATATTCTTTTTTGGCTGCATCGTCTAATTTGCGAAGTGGAAGTTCTTGAAAATACTTCCATTTTGCAAGATATTCTGGTTGTTCTGATGGTGGAATCCAACCAGCTAAACGCCATCTAGCAGTAATATCAGTCCCAACTGGGGTGTAAATATAATCGTTATTCATCGGTTCTCCATCCAAATTAGCAAAATAATCCCTAGAACACCTGCCCATACTATCATGCCTGTAACCATCATGATTGTTAAAAATACCATCATAAAATCTCCCCATATTTCAACCAAGGTTTATCAACCAATACATACCCAAACACATAAAAATTAGGGTTGTATTTCTCTATTTCTTTGCGTTTCATTTCAAGGCTTAGATTCTTTATTTCAAAGTCAATACCATTGCGCAGCCTAAAGTAGTCACAGTAGGTCACATTGCCCCTTTTGGGCGGTTTTGAAGTAACTTTTGAGTCCAACATCATCATCCCTAAAAATAAGGTTAAAAAGGTGGTTTGTGGGGTTTCTAGGGGTATCTTTTGAGAATGTCCCTTTACGGACATAAAATGAAAAGGCCCTACAAGCTAATTCTTCAACTTCACACTTATACGCCTGGCTACATTTGTCGCATGGCGCTTCACCCTCAAATACTCTACGAATGTAATCTTCCATTAGTAACTTTCAGCGTAGGCTTGTTGAATAACAGATTCAAATTTATCCCAATTTAATCCATGAATCATCTCTAATACGCTGGTTTGAGTGTCTGCAATGCAAACATCTTCAATATCTTCTATTCCACCAACATGACCAACGCTAGGTTCGTCTTTGCTGGTATATCCGTAAATATCTAATTTGGTATCACCAAAATAAGTAGTAAAAATATAATTGTTCATAATTTCCCCTTTAGTTAAACTTCAGTTTCTTAGCAAATTCAAGTATTTAATATAGGGATATACCCTTAGAAAAAGGTGAGGGCAGAACACTCCGTGATGTGTGTGGGTTGGCAAGGGGAAAGCCAATCTGCCCTCGTAGTTAGTTTAACTTATTTTTAAGTTTGAATACTTTAAGCAATGATAGAAAAGCCTCATAGCCGTCTTTTAAATCTTGTTCTGCATGGACTTTGATAGCGACCTCATTGGTTTCCCCATTAACAAATATGTTAGCGCAGACCGCCCCAGGTGCTAAAGCCTCTCTATACGCTGCTAACTGCAATGTATACTCGTAATAGGGTGTTAGTTCACCAGGGTCTTTTTCTGTCGTCTTAAAGTCAATTACTATGCCAGGCAAGTTATTAATTGGGTCGGCTTTCGAGAACAAATCGCATTTACCGCCATATCCTTCTGGATGGCTAAATGACTTTTCTGATAACCATAATCTGTTGCCAAAGGTCGCATCCAAATGCTTTCTAACATTATGGACATAAGTAGGCCATTCAGGAACATAATCAAGAGAGAAATAGCTATCAAGAATGTCGTGTATACGAGTTCCTCTTTCCGCAGCTTCACGGCTTTTTGCTTTTGATAACTCAAGAACTCTTGATACCCACTCTTTTTCATCTTCCCCATCCCATCTTGGATATTCAATAGCTGCTTTTATGGCTTCTGTTTGCAACCATGTATTAAGCCCTGCTTTCGATAACATTCCGTTAATTGTTGTAACGCTTGGATAGAGTGAACCATCTCTAGCGTCACGCACGGTCGTGTTTCTTTCTTTGCCGTTTTTGCCGATAACGGTGTAGCGTGGTTCACCTGTTTTGGCGCAATACCAATGGTCTGCCATGAATTTCCCCTTATTTTCATTTAATCAACTAATTTCAATATTTCAGCACGGTCTGATTGGTTTTCACAAATATCCGCACAAGTGCGAATCACATCTTTGATAATTGCCGCCAAATCATTAGGTTCAAACGCTACAAGTTGTCTTTCTTCATCAACATTGTAGGTTTCACTATAAACAATTGCTTTATCGCCAATAACATCTCTGATGTGACTCAACATAATAACTCCTAAAAAGGTAAGTCAGAATCTTCTAAAGTGTTTTTAGGTAATTCATCGCTACCAGCTTCTTTAAAGCCAACTGGTAACTTTTCTTTGCCTATAGACACGCTGTAAAAAGGCCCATTCTTGCCTTCTTTTTTCCATGCAGACAGCCAATGTTCCTTGCCATTTAGCATAATCGTGCCTGTCAAATCAGGATGGGTTTCTGATGTTTTGCGGTTATTTTTAAAAAGGCTACCGCTACCTTCTTTTGGGACAAATGCCATTAGATAAACTCCTGTGGTTTAGAAACTTGTTTAGAAACTGCAACATTTGAAGCTGTATTACCATCATCGTCAGCTTGGACAACTCCTGTGACGGCTGAAAGCGACACTCTGCGCATATAAGTAACGGCTGCGCAACACCCATGTGGGTCTGCTTTTGCAACTGGCAAACTCATCTCATGGCTAATCCATTCACCGCTTGTATGGGTCAAAATCGTAGTAAGCGACATTGACTTATCCAAGTCAGAATAAGTGCCTGGAAACTGTGATACAGCCAAACCATTAGCAGAAAGCAAATCACGACAAGCATCCCATACAGACTCAAGGTCTGCATAATTGCTTTTAAAGAAAGGATTTTTGCTATCTTTTTTAGCATAGGTTAGTTTTCCTTGGACTGTAGCCAATGCTTTAGCTAAATTAGCAATAGATTCACTTTGTAGCATTATTTTCCCCTTTGATTTTTTCTCTCCACGCAAACGCTTCAACATTTAAAACATGGTCATATTTTTCTTCAAGCATAGCTATTGCATCTTGAAGAATGTCAGCTTTTAAAATCCAACTTTCTGACTCAAATTCAGTTGAATAACGAATTTTTGTTTCATCGGAATCTAACCAGCGAACACTAAACGCATTAAGCATGGTTGCCTCCAAAAATATTGCCAAAGTCATTAAAGACTGATTGCAACAGGTCGTTGCGTTTGTTGTTAGGTTTACCGCAAGCTGCACGAATTACATCCACATCGTCTTGTGACAACTCTGTGCCATATTCCATGTTATCTAAAGCGATTTCTAAACGGTGTTCCATTTCTTGCATTACTTGTGCCATTTCATCCATGTTATTTCTCCCTTTTGGCAATAGCAAAATTGCTATGTTTATGACTATATCACAATATTCGCTTTTGCAAACATTTATTTAAAAGTCGTGCAAATAAACAACAAGCGTGGTAAATTACGCAAATGGATAAATTAAAGTTAAGCGAAAACGCCTTAATTGACTTACTGGGAGGAACGGCAAAAGTAGCAAAAATGTGTAAATGTGACAACGCAACGGTGTCTACTTGGCGTAGGCGTGGTATTCCGCATGGGCATTTATTGTTTTTAGCTGCCAGAATTGAAAAGGAAAGTCATGGTTTAGTCACTCGCCAAGACCTATTCCCTACAAACTGGTATTTGGTATGGCCTGAGTTGTTGCCAAAAAACAACGCATTTGGAGAACAGCAAGAAGAAATAGATTGATGTATACTTTAATTGCAGAGTGAAGTCTGTAGTAAAAATGCCTTAGACCCTTAAAGGGTAGTTTCTGAGTGTTTAATAAATGTTCAAGGCGCATTTTTTAAGCAACTTCACCTTAGAGATTACCTTTTAGGGGTTTTTCTATTTCTGCCGCACTCCAAGCGTTATTAAGTGGTTAAATCGCCAGCGTGGAAGAAAAGATAGGCTGATGTTGCACCCCATTGCAAGCCTCCTAGCGTTAAATGGCGACTAGACAAGATTTTAGGGACAAGGTGATACAAGACCTTTAATCGACAGAACATTACCTCTGGAAGGACTGGTTGCTATGGCAATGGGTCGGCTGATAGTTTCCTATCACCCTTGGTCAATCTATGCCTAAAAGTATAAGTTTTGTATCAGATTTGATACATAAAGGTATAAATGTTGCTTATTTGCAACTAAGGGTTTTTCTTACTTTACATAGTTTGTAAGAAGTCAGAAACTAGCATTGTTGTTTAACTTAAAGGGGAATTAAATGAAAGATTTTTTAGGTGCTTGTTTATTAGGTGCAGTATTAGGTTGTATGTTTGCTTATGGCGTTCCAGCTAAAGCCCAGACTATTCAGATGACCGACAGTCGTGGTTATAGCATGGGAACTGTGCAAATTAACGGCAACACAGCGCAATTTGTAAACCCACAAGGTTACATCACACAAACCGCTACGCTTTATCCTAACCAGGTTGTTATACAAAACCCAAGTTTGTCTAATAACACTATTGTGGTCGGCACACCAAGTTATACTGTTCCACCTAGTCCTACTACACCTCCAAGCCCAAGGGTAATGCAATGAAATCTATTTCTAATCAATGGATTTGCCAATTTTGCAACAAAGCAAAAGGTAAACATACAGACCATTCTATTTGTTCAAAAAAATTGCAAGAAAATTCTCAAAAAACACATAGAAACACAAAATCAAAATATGCTTATTCTGAAAAAAGAATCAATCAATTTATAAAATTTGTGGATTAAAAATGTATATGATTTATGATGAAAATGGTGAACTGATGCGTTGGGTCAAAACCAAA